GACGAGGCATCTTACAAATATTAAATCTATTCTCATGGAAATTAGTGATTAATCTCTCTTGGAAATCATAAGGTTCAAAAGGCACAAGACCTTCATCAAGAGAAACAATCTTTACATGACGTTTAGCAAAGTAAACAGGATCTTGCTTACAAGCCATAAACTCAAGAATTTGTTCCTGAGTAAACTCTTGTGCAACATTTGCTTTTTTTAAAAGGGGATTACCTAAGTAAACATCATCCATAATACACCTCCTACATCATTTCGTATTTGCCAAATTTTTTATCGTGATCTCTAGTTTGTTGTTGTAGTTCTAATATTTTTTCTAAATTCTCTACTTTCTTTTTTAACTGTTTAGTTTCTTCCTCCTGTCTGGAGGAGAGGTTCTCCTGGGTCATAATTGGAAACTTGGTAAGACCAGAGTTGAGCACCAGGATACACTTTTCTCACTTGATCCAGTACTTCTCTGCGTGAAGGGCGTTTGATTTGAGGGAAAAACATTTTTATCATGTAACCTTTTCCTCTCCAACCAACATAAACATCTATTATATTTCCTGTTCTTCTTGGTAGCATCGTGGATTCACTGACTCCTCCACCATTACCACCACCATTAGAGCCGTTGCCATTTCCATTGGTTCCGTTACCGTTACCATTTTTCTTTCCATTTTCATCATCATCCTTTGCAAGATATCCTCTAGCACCCACATGGTAACCACTAGGAATCTTCCTACATTTCTTCATATCATGACAATAATATTCACCTGGAGGACACTTTTTCATGAAATAACCGACTCTACCTTTATATTTATATAATCTAAGTGTTAATACTCGTTCTTATTACTTTAAAAGTGGTTGAAGTAGCGGAAGCAGGAGTAACTAAAAGTCTAACATTATCCCCATTTATATCAGTATCAAAGGTTGCTAAACTATCATTAGTTTTTATAATTGCATATTCCGTATTAAAAGTTGTGCTTCCATTATGAACAACCAGAAATTCTACAGTATGATATGTACTACCTCTTGTTACTTGTATTTGCCATTTGGCTGATCTAAAAGACACCTTAGAAAAAACATCCAAGACAGCTTGAGAATCACTAGTTGTAGTTAAACTAGTAACTGTTATATTACTGAAATTCGCTTGACTTAATAACTTAGGCATTTGCAGTCTCTAGAATACTAAGAATTAATTTCAAACTACTATTTGCACTTCCTTGAATTTTGATAGCATCACTTGTCTCTAAAACAAGTTTTCCCTCTAAAGGAATATATGCATCATTAGGAGGTACTGATACATCTTTTACAATTTCAGTAGCAGTAGAACTCCTCACATGAGTCATAGTAAATGTCGCTGCACTGGTAGTTACATTTGTAACATGAGCATATAGTACAATAGAAGTATAACCAGTAGGTGCAGTATATGCAGTCTGATTAGCAGTTGTGATTTCTAATGTTTCTGTTTGAAATTTATTTAGTGCTAATTGTGCCATTTAACTAAGTGCTAAGATAAAGGGTGTCATTTCTGAGAACAAACTCTTACTGAAAGATCTACCACTAATTGTACCAGTATTTTGGTTAATTTGTAAGTCATCACCTATTCTGAAGTTACCTGATTGATCCGTACTGGTATAAAGAACCTTACCACCATTCGCAGTGTAAACCTCATTTGCTTGAATAGTAACTCCGCCTCGTTTCGGTGTAGCAGATGCAATTTGATTTCCAGAACCAACATATTCAAATGTATGGGAACTAGCAACAATTTTACTAGCTTGATAGAAATATGCTGTAGACCCAACCCCGACTGCATTAAGTAAATTAGTATCCAGTGTTAATGTGGTAATTCCAGATGTTACGGGGGTCGAACTATTTATTGTATAATAGATAGGAGACATAGAAGCAGTTGCTGCTCCACTAGATCCTCCACCTCCACTTATAGTTACATCAGGAGTTTCCGTATACTGACTTCCACTACTAATAATTGTAATAGATGCTATTTTTTCATCTTCAATTGTAGCAAATGCTGTTGCGGTTTCTCCATTAGGTCCAGAAGGAGCATCTAATGTAACAGTTGGAGTAGATGTATATCCACTACCACCATTAGTAACAGTAATTGACTCTACTGATTCATATAATGTATGGAAATAAACTAACTGACCATCATAAGGCCTATCAACATCAATCTTTGCTGTTCCAGCAGAAGCACCTGCACCAATGTAAGTGTGTGCTAATGTAGAGATACCTAGATTAACCGTGAAACTAGTTGTGGAAGGAACTGATTCTACTGAAAATACAAAAGGTTCTTTCTCAGGGTAATTCTTCTGTCCATAAGCACAAGAGAATCCAATAGTACTTAGACTGACTCCCATTCCTACTTGGAAATTATGAGCAGCACTAGTTGTTACTGTTGCTTCACCAGATGTATGAGTATAAGCAACTCCACTAATAGTATAAGTGGTTACCCCTACATTTACAATAACATTGTCTTGGGAAACTGCTGCTGCACTAGTAGTCATTCCCGTATACTGTAATGGACTTTTACCATCCGCTACTAATCCATACGTACCAAAACTACAATTACTATTTGCTATATCAGCTTGACCACCTGTATGGCAACTAACTGCATCTTGACAACAAATAGTAAATACAGACACTAATTGGGCAAATCCTCCATTAGTAACAGCAACACCCACACCCCCTTGATTGTATTGAGTGAAAGCATCAACATTCATTGCTTTGAGTAATCTTGCTTGATTACCATCCACTCTTATTCCTACACCAGTACTTGTATTACTTGTGCAATTTTGAATATATGGACCTTTCCACTTACCACCTCCTACATTTTCTGCAATTTCACTGGTGGGGAATCCTACAGCCGCTGCAGAACCTGTATGTCCAGTAAAGGTCATATTTGCTAACTTCACACCCTTTCTTACATGGAAAATATCTTTATGAGCAGAACTTCCACTTACTGTTACTGATCTTTGATCATCACCACTAATAGCAACAAATGCGGGAACTTCAATAGGATTTGCCTCCTGATAATTACCCGACAGAACTTTAATAGTCGCCCCTGAAGTTGCTATTCCTACCGCACCAGCAATTGTTAATTTAGCATTATCAATGGATGTTCCGTTATTAGCATCATCCCCATCTTTTGCAACATAAAAAACATTGGGTGCAGAGTTAATACCAGATGCACCTGCATTAATAGTTACATTATCACCAATAGTAACACTTGAGTTAGTAATAGTAACATCTTCATCACCAACTGTGATTTTATTATTATCACCATCAATTTCAATAGAAGATGAACCCACAGTAAGCACACCTACAATTCGAGCATCACCTCTAATATCCAAATCACTCATACCAGTAATAATACCAGTAGACTGAATATCAGTTACCGTATGATGTTCAAAGGTGTGTGCAGTTAAAATACCACTAAAGTAACCATTAGTAGCACTAAGGAATCCAGTGGCTTTTACATCTCCTTTAACAACCAATTTAAATGCATCTAGTGCAGTGGTTCCAATCCCTACATTAGATGTGGTATGAATACCAGCAGAACCAGACTCCCATAAACCTGCACCTCCTGCAGCTCCAACATCCCACATGTTGGTACTAGAATTCCATTTTAAAACATAATCATTTTCTAATCCATCAATATTGACATCAGCCATATCTTTGATGAATCCTGCACCACCTCCACCAACTGTGTACAATTGTTGCTCAACTCTATTAACAAATAATCTATAATTTGCTGCTAAGTCTTGAAGAGTAGCAAACTTTTGATCTGTGGGAGTAAGAGGATCATCTCCTTCTTTCTCTGATGGATCAGGAGTTAAAGGTCTATTATTATAGATCTCTGTAAGATCTTGCTGTTGTCCTTTTAGTTCCTCAACAATTTTATAAAGTTCAGCAATATTAGTTGTTTGATCTGTATACTTTTTATCAAGACCATATAAACTCTTCTTTAACTCTGAAATATTATCATCATAATATTTTGGTTCGGGAAGATTAGCAATTTCTTCCTTTAATCCATCTAAGTAAGATTTAAGAGTTTGATTTGACTCCGTGCTCTTACTATAAGACTCCTCGATCTGTTTTTCAATATTTTGCTTTGTCTCATTGAGTTTACTTAATACACTTTTCTTTAACCTTCTATCATCATCCTTATAGGATCTTTGAGCCTCCCATATTTTAATTGCCGACTCTCTTAATTCCTCATATATTTTATCTTTGGCTTTCTTTAATTCTTCAATCTCTACTCTTTGTTCAAAATCTTTAAGATCTAAGTTCTCAGATAATTCTTCAAGATCTGAATCAAATTTAGTTTTAAGATCTTTTATATGATCTCCAACTTTAACAAAATCATCATCAATTACACTAAAGGTTTTACCAATCCATGAAAAATCAGGAACCTCATTAACCTCATTTAC